GCTTCTGCTCCGGTATCGCCGGCCGCCGCTCCAGTATCGCCGGCCACATCGGCCGTTCCCAATTCCTCGCCACGGAAACTCGCCAGTATCGAACTACGTCCGCAAGGTTGTTCTGGAGCATCTAGAGGCCGATGCGGTTGCTTGGGAGGAAGTTTTGGAACGACGTGGTGGAAACGGAGGTGCGTGATGGACCCGACTGAGATTTTGAAACGGCCCTACGCGCGTTTGGTGCTGCCACACGATGACGGCACCGTTTCGGGGCGGCCATCGACCTCGCCCGTAGCAATATCGATGATTGGGATCGCGTTTTCGACGGGCTTCGGCCCATGCTCGCAATATCCGCCTGAAATCCCTGAACTCGCGAGGGCCGGGAGAAGATGGCCACCCATTGAGAAGATGGCCCCGGGGGTGAGGGTGGCCATGTTGGCCATCTTCCAAGAAGGCCAATAAAAGAAGGTGTTTGCCTGCAGCACAAGCAGAGCGGAGCAGAAGGCGCGCACACAAAGCAGACCGGCGGCAAATACGCACCGTCGAAGTGAGTGAGCAGCCATGCGATTACCACAGAGGGGTAACGTTCACAAAAGTGCTCGAAGCGGAGGGATAACCCGCGCGGCAGTATACTGTTGCGTGGTTTGTGAGCTGAGACTGAGACCAAAGCAGAGACAGCCGGCGAGATTGCAGACAGATCGCGCCCAGACCAGCAGGCAGCAATGGAGGTGGTGGAGAAGGCTTCCGGTAACGGAGAGCTACTGGAAACCGCTGCCTCTGCGGCCAATGGAGAGGGCGTGGCCCAAGTTGAGGAACCACAGCCATGGGCCATATCCGACGCTGAGGCCGCCAGCCGCGCCGGGCGGTATCGGGCGATCCGCGAGCAGAGGGGAGCCTGGGCGGCCGACCGTATTCTGCGGTCGGAGCTGCAAGACGCTGGAGTGCCTTACCAGCGACTTCAGCAAGAGGTCGATCGCATCCAGCGGCTAGTCAACTAACGGAGGACATTTTTATGCGGAAACGTGGCAGCGGATTTATACGTCGATTGATGCGCGCAGCGGCTCCGATGCGCCGTCCGGTGAAGCGCCGCCCAACAGCAGTTCTGGGGCGCGCACCCAAGGCACCCATGGCGCCCAAGGTGCGCTGAAACGTGCTATATATTGAAGGGTGATTTGCAGCATGGAGCCGCTCTCAGAGAAGGTGGCCGCCGAGGATGCCCTACGCATGGAGCTCGCCGCTTTCGTGGAGAACCACATCGAGACTCTGATCAACGCGCTTGTCCACATTGCGATTGTTGACCCGCATACCCCTCCCCCAATTCGTGCTAGGGCGAAGAAGGCCTTATCGGTGCTGACTAACCCCCACTCAATCAAGAAATTGGACTGCAAACCACAATGACATGGAAAAAGGGCGAGAGCGGTAATCCGAAGGGCCGCGTCACCGGCTCCGGCGGTCGTGAGAAACTGATCAGCGACCGGCTGCGCGTGCATCTCAAGCGCCCGTGGAAGGGCAGGGACGACAAGGAAGAGATGACGAACGCCGACAGGATTGCAGAGGTATTGATCGAGGCCGCGACTAACGGCGAGCCCTGGGCAATCTCTCAAGTGTTTGATCGAATTGAAGGCAAGCCGACGCAGATGCTCGATACACCTGAGACACGTCCGCTTCTGCAAGTCGTGACCGAAATTGTTCATGTCCACGAAACGCGTGAAGAATTTGAGGCCAAAAGAGACATGGACTTGCTAGAAAATGGACGACGAGACCACTGAGGTTGTTAGGGTAAAGTTACGCACGGCGGACGTATTTGAGCCGTTACTGGCGCCCGCGCGCTACAAAGGCGCCTGGGGCGGCCGGGGCTCGGGAAAGTCACATTTCTTTGCGGGTGAGGTGGTCAAGCGACACGCCAACGTGCTCGGCTCGCATACAGTGTGTATTCGCGAGGTCCAACAAAGCCTGAAAGAAAGTGCCAAGCGCACAATCGAGGCCGTGTTGGCGCGGCACGGAATTGGGGAGCGCCATGGCTTCCGCTCTTACACGGACCGCATTGTCACACCGGGCGGCGGTCAGATCATTTTCCTGGGCATGCAAGACCACACGGCCGAGAGCCTGAAATCGTTGGAAGGCTACAGCCGCGCGTGGGTCGAGCAAGCCGAAATGTTGTCGCAGAAGTCACTTGATATTCTACGTCCGACGATCCGTGCGGAGAATTCCGAGCTATGGTTTTCCTGGAACCCGCGACGTCGTGTTGATCCTGTCGACGTGTTCTTTCGCCAGAATGAGATGCCATCAAACGCCGTCTGCGTGATGGCAAATTGGCGCGACAATCCATGGCGGACCAAAGCACTTGATGATGAGCGTCTCCAATGCCTGAACAACCAGCCCGAGCAGTATGACCACATCTGGGAAGGCGATTATCAGAAAATCGCGTTCGGCTCTTACTACGCGCAGGTGCTGACGATAGCTAAAGGGTCGGGACGCGTATCGAGGTGCTACGCCGATCCGTTGTTGCCGCTCAAGGCCTTCTGGGACATCGGCGGCACAGGCGCAAAGGCCGATCACACGGTGATCTGGATCGCCCAGTTCGTCGGTCGTGAAATTCGCGTGCTCGACTACTACGAGGCACAGGGCCAAGACCTCGCAACGCACGTGCAATGGCTGCGTAAAAACAAGTACGACAACGCGCTGATGGTACTGCCGCATGACGGCGCGACCCATGACAAGGTGCATGCAGTCTCCTATGAGACGGAGTTGCAACGTGCAGGCTTCGAAACGCAAGTTGTCCCGAACCAGGGCCGAGCTGCCGCAGCTCAGCGCATCGAGGCGACGCGGCGCCTCATGGCTCGCGTCTGGTTCCATCAGCCGACGACGCAAGCGGGCATTGAAGCACTCGGCGCGTATCATGCCAAGCGAGACGAGCAGCGGTTGATCGACCTCGGACCTGAGCACGATTGGGCGAGCCACGCTGCAGATGCCTTTGGCATGATGTGTGTGATGTACGAAGAGCCGCAGACGAGTAGAGCGCAAACGCGCCCGCGCCGCCGTGAGGGGTCCTGGCTGAGCCAATAGGGACGCGGTCGATACGGAGGATGCTTCCTCGCGGCAGGATTGAAATCATTGGGGAGACGTAGACATCTTCGTCTCTACCCATGTCCCAGCCCTGGTGGAAACGACTACCACCTCCTTCTCGTACTACGTTCTGCGTATTGCAGCGGATCTCGTCCTCAATCAAACCATAACCTGGAACGTCGTTTCATTCCGCTACCGGATGCCGCGCGCCCAGCCTCATCATGATGTGAATGTCGGCTCGGCATCGACCCGTGCCGACGCCCGCGGCCAACATATCGCGCGCAGGATGGACGAGCGGGCCATGCCGGTCATGGCGGCGGCTTGTGCAAGCGTGATCATAGTGGTGGAGCGCTCCGACGCGTGGGCTGTGCGTGGAGCATGCGCGCCGGATGGTTAGCGAAAGCTTAACGGCGCCGGACGCTCAGGCCGCGCGTCAAGCCGGTCAGGGGTGTGCATAGGGAAACTGTCTAGAAACCTAGAAGGTTTGCGCGCACAGCAGGGGGGTGAGCGCGTTGGAGCGTGCCCTGTCGCGCCCGATTCGACTCTCCGGCGTCCGCTCGATATTCACTTTCCGCATGTTGCTGCGTACCCGCCGGCCGCCTCCCGGATTCATCGAGCCCTGCCTCCCCTCACCCGCCGATCGCCCGCCGAGCGGCCCCGGCTGGATTCACGAAATCAAACACGACGGCTTCCGGCTGATGGCGCGCAGGGACGCCGCCGGCGTGCGGCTCCTCACCCGCAATGGGCACGACTGGGCGGGGCGCTATCCACAGATTTCGGAAGCCGCCGGCGCCCTGCAGGAGGTGCGCTCGTTCCTGATCGACGGCGAGGCGGTCGCCTGCGACGGCGACGGCATGCCGTCGTTCGACCGGCTGCGCTACCGACGCGCGGACGGCGCCGTGTTCCTGTTCGCCTTCGATCTGCTCGAGCTCAACGGCGACGATCTGCGCCGCGAGCCGATCGAGCTCCGCAAGCGTGAGCTCGCGAAGCTGCTTCGCAATGCGCGGCTCGGCCTGCAGGTCAACGAGCACATTGCCGAGCCCGGCGACGTCGTTTTCCGCCATGCTTGCAAGCTCGGGCTTGAGGGCATCGTGTCGAAGCGGCTCGGCTCGCGCTACCGCTCCGGCCGCTCGCCCGACTGGCTCAAGATGAAAAATCCGGCGGCGCCGGCGGTGAAGCGGGAGGCA